ACCAACCTCCAGATAATTGCATTTGTATAAACTTGCAAGATTATTGGCTAGATGTTTTGTGGCAGAACAGGTCATTCCATCTACATTAAGATCAATATATTCGCCGTCTATTTTTGAACTTTGATAATCGGCATTTTTTATACTATATAACATGTGTTGTAAAAGATAATATGAATGGTTGGTTTCCAACGAAACATTGACATCATTTCCTTCAATAAGGTTTTTGAATTTATCCTTGTTTTCCAATACATATTTGGGAAAAGTGTCATTTAATTCAACTTTTTCTATAACGTATCCCATCCGTCCAAATATATCTTTGCCTTGTTTTATGTTTTCTTGGATTTCATCTTCTGTGAAAACTATTCCAGAATCACGATATTCATTATGAGCAAAACTTTGTATTTTTTTCAAAACATTTTTGGGTCCACCCATGCTGGTAAAATGCCATCCTGCATCATATATTCTGGGAAGACTTTGTGATCTTATGTTTCTGTAATGTTGCAGATCGTTGTTTGTTTTATATTGGCTGTATTTTATAGCAACCGTACTGTCGTTATGCAACTGATTTTCCGGGCTTATCACATGATTGTGAAAAGATCCGCTATACATGCTGTAGCAAAGTGTGACGGGAAATTCACTTTCATTCCTTGTTTTTAATTGTTCTAGTGTGTTTTTGCTGGGTATTTCATCTAAATCAGAAAGCAAAAGAATATCTTCCTCATTCAAATTAACAGGTATTTTCTCACTCAAAGCCCGACGATGATCATTTTCAATACTCCAACTATCCGTATGTTTAACACTATCGAAAATTACCAAATCTATTTTGTGTAAAAACTTTCTGAATCTTTCCCGGTTATTTGAAAAATAAAGAGGTTTGGGTTGATTGCTATGAGTGACTGTGCTTTCACAAATAATAAATGTGTCAACAACACTATCCAACTCATTCAACCGGATTTCCAGCAGGTCTAGTTCATTATTAAAAGTGAATAAATCGTAAATTTTCATTTTTCTAATATAAGCAAGCCATTATTTTTAGGTGTATAATAACTTATTTTCCATTGAGGATTGTCTCTTAAAAATTCCATAATAGCAGGAATTAGTCCCAAATCTTGATTATCTTCTCCCCTTTGACCAAATGAGAATACATCATGAAATCCCAGATATTTTTTGGCTTTATTGGCATGCAATATTAATTCCTGTTTTAGCTGGGAATAGGTGTGCCATGTGTCAATGAACAGAAAATCATATTCATCAATCTGTGTTTTAAGAACATCTTGAACAATATATTCATAATTCAACCCTTCATTTTTGGCATATTGTTTGTGTTTTTCAAGATCAGGTGAATATTCAATATCATATGAAACCAATTTTTTGGGACGAGCATTCAAAAATGACCATGTTGAAATGCCTTTTCTAACACCCATTTCACAAATGGTATCACACTTTTTTGCATAAGTTTCCAATATTTGCAGATGTTCATTTATATCACTCTGAGTTTTGCAGTTTTTTAAGTGATATTCATTTATAGTTTCAGGCACCTTTAATTCAGTTGTTAAAATATTTTTAACTGCTTTCAATGTTCTTTCCAATGTATAGATGCTTCGGTAAGTTTCCTGGATTTTTTTATTATCAATATCTTTACTTTTTTCAAAAGCTTCGTCTATGCTCATTTCATCTTTGAAAAAGAAAAGTTCATCGGGAAGATCACCAAATCCTATAAGTTCCTTGGTGCTTCGTTCCATATATACAGGAATACCAGTATCCAATGCTTTGCATACTGCATAACAATTGATTCCCACTTTTTTGTTGTGAACTAAAAGTGAAGTATAAGGAAGCAGATCAATATCCCGGGCAAAACCATCCGGAGCAAGTTGACTGCCCACTATTTTTACATCATAACCGTGATGCTTCAGATACATGAGTTCACCTGTTTCTTCAACAAGAGCAGGAAGTGATACTATTTGTGTTATATATTTCTTTTCTTTGTGTTTTGTTTGATATGGCACCCAATTAGGACAAAAATTAAATCCAAAATTCTCTGCATCAGGGTGATTGCAAGTTTTGAGCACGTCCAGATGACAAAAAGCTTTCAATTCAGTTTGCATCTGACAATCCCACCATGTCTTTTCAGCAAAAAGATCGTTAGGAATAATACTTACATATTTGTCATATCCATTCCAATCATTGCTAAAATTTATATTTTTAAAATCAGGATAAACAATTTCCGGATCAAATGATATATTCGCAATAACAAATTTGTTTTTTCTTATACCTCCTGGAGGAAATCCAAGATGTTTGGCCAATTCTTCACTGGCCACATGGGTTTCAATCCCAAGTTCCCGGAATGCCTTCCACAGATAAAGAAGGCAATCCTGATGATGATTAAACATCAGGATGCGCATAAATTTTTATATAATTCTCCGGTAACCCATTTAGTTTCCCAATATTTCATATCCAAAAACATAATATCTTGTGTTTCTTCATTTCCTGGTTTCATGCTGGCACCACCATCATGAGTGCAGCTTGCTTCAGCACAATACCACACTTCCCAACCTCTTGATCTTGCCGTGAAACACCAATCACTATCAGAACCTATAAGAAACATGTTTTCATCCATCAGACCTATTTCATCAATCATTTTGCTGCGGACCACAAAACATGCACCATTTACCCATGGAACCATCATGCTTTCATTGCACATGCCCAAAGATACTTTTCCGCTTATATGTTGCCCGTATGGATAAGCTTGGGTACACCCTCCATGAATTATCATTTCACCATCTGAAGCAATTTGTTTAACCCCTACAATTCCACACTTTGGATGCGTATCCATAAAAATTTCAATATTTCGGAAAAACCCCGGATGAATATAGCAATCACTATTGACCAATAAAACATATTCATATTTGTTTCGAAGATACGAAACTCCCATATTGTATGCTTTTGTGAATCCCAAATTATGTTTAGTATTGTCGTGATAATAAACTTCAACATTTTTGAGAAGATCCTTACATTTTTTTGTTTGTTCAGGATTTTTATATTCAACTACCACAGCACCAGTTTTCATAGTTTTTGTAACCTTTCATCCACACGATCAATCACGCTTTTCCAATCAAAAGCTTTATTTTGACGTATAATTTCCACGCTAGGATACCAAACGGTGGTATCTCCTTCTAAACCCCAACGCCATTCAGGAAACCACGGAAGCATAAGAATAGTTGGTACTTTCATGGCACCAGCCAAATGTGCCTGTAAAGTATCTATGCTGATGACCAGATCCAATCCCTTTATAAATTGGGCTGTTTCATAAACATTTTTAAAATCTTTAACAGGATTGGTTATACCCAACTTTTCGTTGTCATCTTCATATTCATCCTTAATCAATGAATACCATTCAAACTTATCATTCTTTTTAATAAGATTGCGAAGCAAATCATAGTCTTTTTCAAATATTGTGCGATATCGGTTATATTGATGGTTATTACTTCCTGCCCAACATATTCCAATTTTTTTCTTGGACCCTTCCAGTTTTTTAGGTTCCACAATCAAATACGGATCATCTAAAAGCATATCATCATTGGTAAGACCTAGCCGTTGAGGAATGCTCATGATGGGCAACCATACATCAAAATTTGTAGCATCACTGGCACTTTGAATAATTTCTGTTTTTTCTTTCAAGTGAAGCATTACATCATAAATTCGGGGATTGCACCAATATTTCACGTGTTTAAAATGTTTTTTAAGCAATTGTAACCATCGAGCTGCCATTACATTGTCTCCCAACCCTTGTTCAGCTGCCACCAATATGGTTTTGTCTGGCATTGGAGTGCCGTCCCACATAGGCTTTTCCCTTAAAGGTTTTACTGCCCATACGCCTTCATTTCTTACTTCATAATTTTTCCATGCTTCTGTATAATCTTTTTTAAGAAATGTCATGTATGCCAAATACCATTTTTTACTAAAAAGATCTATTTTAAGATTCTCAAACGTCTTTTTAGCAGGGATTATTTGTTTATTGAACAATTGGGCAATACCCAAAGCGATGTTACAATGATGATTTTCCGGATCTATGTGTTTTCCTTTGTTCACCCACATAACAGCTTCATCATTCCGACCCATGCTGTTGCAACTGAGTGCAATTTTCCAATAAAAAGAAACTTCTTGGGGGAATTGTTTGATAAGGTTAAGATAAACATCATATGCTTCTTCATACTTTGCCACGTTGGTGTAAAGCTCTGCCAACATGATTTTTTGATTTGGATCCTGTGGATTATATAAATGTTTGGTAAAAATCTCTATTGCTTCTTTGTTTTTGCGTTGAAATTTGTGCAGATTGAAAAGATTATTATAAAATAATTTTTGATCGGGATCCATTTCAATAGCTTTTTTATATGTTTCCTCTGCTTTTTTGGTTTGTTCATCCTTTTCCAAAGCGTTGCCAAGAGCATTCAAACAAAGAGCTTTATGCTCTTTTGTTTCATAAAGATCCAGACATTTTTCAAAATATTTTATGGCTTTATCTAAAACTCCATGTCCCATGAACTGCATTCCCATGTCAAAATACTTGTCCCGATCCATAATGTGTTTATTTAAACATAAGATTTGATATTTCAATAATAATGTTAAAATACAACGAATGATTGATGTGCATAGCTTTCTCAGTGGTCATTTATCAAAACTGAGTTACAGCAAATACAATCAAACTTACACTGCATGCTGTCCCATATGCCGGGAAGGTGATTCTTGGCTTAAACGCAAACGGTTTTATTTTTATACAAAAACAAACAGCTGTTATTGTTTCAATTGCGGATACAGCGCAAAATTATACAAATTATATTATGATCTGACAGGCAAGCCAATTAATGAAAAAAATTTCGTAAATGATCGAATCAAACAAGAAGAACAGGAAAAGGTAATCGAACCAGAAATCTTACCAAAAGACTCTATTAACATTTTCGATACAACTCAGGTTTTTAAGAACATGAAAAATCGGTATTTTAAAGAGTGTGTGAGTTATGTTTGCAGCCGTCGATTGCATTCAGCGGTAAATCGACCTAAAAGTTTCTGGTTTTCTTCAGTTGATTATATTCACAAAAATAGGCTTATTATTCCTTTTTACGATTTAGACGGAAAGATTGTTTACTATCAAAGTCGTAAACTTCCTTCCGATGAATCTGAATTGCCCAATTATCTTTCAAAATCCGGTGGGGATAGAAGTCTTTTTAATGCGGATAAAATAACCGACTATCCATACATTTTCATATTTGAAGGACCAATCGATTCATGCTTTTGCCGAAATGGAGTGGCAGTATCCGGCATCAATAAATCCCGAAGCAGTCTTACAGATAAACAAGAATCACAATTGAACAACTTTCCTTTGCATACCAAAATATGGGTTTTGGACAATCAAAACAAAGATGAAACTGCTCGCAAGAAAATGAAACAATTAATTGAAATAAATCAAAAAGTTTTTGTTTGGCCGAAAGATTTAGATTATAAGGATCTTAACGAAATGTGTCTGGATAAGAAAATCAACGGTATTGAAACAGACTTTATATTAAAAAATACATTCAATGGACCAAAAGCCCGATTGAAAATGTGTTGATTATTTCTCGCTCTTGCTGGCGATAAGGTAAGCTTTCAGACGCTCACTCAATCCAGAAAGTTCAACGCAAACACGAGCAATTTTTTTGGTTTCACTCTTGGCAACCTTTTCAAAAAGACTGTCACAAGGAGCCACATGCAATTGTGTTTGAATTGAATTGGTGTCTGGGCTGTTTAGATATTCCAAAAACTTGTCAATGTTCCTTACCCATGTTTGCAATTCCATTGCTTGGGCGGAATTTGTTTGACGAGCAGCCATTTGTTCACGTGTAACAGCTTTAACATCGAATTCTTGAGGGGCAGTATCTTTGTCCAGTTCTGCTTCCATGCTGGTACGATCAACTTCAGCCTCTGTTGGTTCCGGTACAACAACATCAGTTTCGTCTTGTTCTTTGATTATATTTGCAAAATATTTAGAGAATACTGCCATATTATTATTTATTATAATGATAAATAATTTATATATGTTTAATGAAGATACACAAATGATTTATAACCGTTGGGTATCTGGAATAGCCACTCGTGAGCTTAAAGGTCAAACACTTACAGTAGATGATTTAATTAAAAAATTTAGTCCAGAAGGGGCAACTTTAGCTCCTAAAATACTTCCTTATCCTTTGGACAAGATTTTTGAAAGTTTAGCGGATAATTTTGTAAAATTAAGTAGCAGTAAAATGTTGTGTGAAACAAGCAAGAATAACCCTCTTATAGGCAACAAGAAAGAGAAATTGGAACAACTGGAACAGGTCATATCCAAGATCAATCAGGCACAAAAGATACTTGAAGAAACAGTAGACCCTCTAAATAAAATTTTAGAGGGATAAAATGCTGTACCGATTAATTCTATTTTTAAGTCTACCAGTAGCCGCTTCAGGGTTGCTTTATTCTATCGGTGTAACTTCATTTTGGACATATTTGTTTACAATTTTATTCACGGTAGGTTTGCAATATGCCATAGATTTTGGATTTCAAAAGTTTGCAATCATTCGTTATGGCATGCAAATAAAACAGGTTAATTTAGATTTGGAAAAAGAATACAACAAACGAGGAATAGAATTGACATGCCCTTGTGCTGAAAAAACAAAATGTTTTGTTCCTGTCAGTTTGGAGCAAGGAACAACATATGCATGTCCCAAATGTGAAAAGAATGTTTCTGTTTATGTCAAATTGGGAACAGCCCTTAACACTGAACCTGTGGTCACACAAAGCTTGGAAGCACTACCTCTTAATTTAAATGAGTAATTTATTATTTCAGATAGCCAAAAGTGTAAACAGCAGTTCAGTTCTTCCGCTTTCTACTGTAAAAAATGAAAATTGGATGAATGAATTTGATAACGAATTGAGTAATTTTTTTATTAAAAAAGGTCCAGAATATTATAATTTATATAAAATCTTTCGAACCAAAAAGAAAAATTTGAATGATTCGGAGAGGATCCTCATGGATTTATTTGATGAAATATTCCAAGAATATAAGAAATTGAGCATACAAAAGCCCGAAGGCATAGATCGAAAAAGTTTTGTGGTGCATAAAATTTATGAAACAGTATCGGCAGGATTCAGTATCCTGAGTGAACTGAAGATTAAACTTGACGTACCGTTGCTTTTTTGTATCTTGGCAGCATATGTTCAACAATACATCCACGATCAAACCCAACAACGAAATCAGCAATAACGAAAACATCATTCTGGATTTGGAACTGCAAGGTCGAAATTCCCGTGTTGAAATGAGCAGTGATGAATGGTATGACATTCAGAACATCGTTTCAAAACAAGCTTCCAATTCATCTTCTGGTCAAATGTTTTCTCTTCCCATGATATTTCATGGACGGCCCGCACAATTAAATTTAAACAAAAAAGAATATAAAATTCTACAGGAAACAATTTTAATTTCAGGTTATAACGATCCTAAAAAGACCAAAGATAAAATTACCATGGAAATGCGTGTTAACAGTCGTCCTGCTCGTGTTGAAATGGGTAAAGCGGAAATGGCCAGATGGTTATGCTTGATTGAATCAATTGATCTTATAGAAAAAAAATGTTCAGAAATGAACGTGACCATGTCGGATGATTTTTGGATTCAACCAATAGCCATGCAAAAATACATGGATAGCCGATTTGAAACCATGATGGATGAAGTCAATCACCATGAATTTGGTATTGATACCAAATCTGCAAACATGGATATATTAAAGAAAAAACGCAATTTGGAGCGTATGGAAGAAGTGGAAACAGAAACTGAGGAAGAATTTGAACCGCGTTATTCGCCAGTATGCACATCATAAGTGCCATACACGTTATCATTACTGGTTCCTGAATAATCGAAAACAAACCGTTTAGTAACCTGTTGGGCACTATTTCCTAGTGTTTCAGGACGAGGTTTGTCTGGTTGTTTTCCACTAAGTGTGGCAGACAGGGTTCCATACCCTGTATTGTCCATTACTTGTAAATTACCTTTTTCATTAGGCAGATTAACTTCCTCTGAATAATCAAAACGTTTCAGTTTCAAAAACCAAAGATAATGACTGGCCAAAGGATTGATGGTGCTGTTTTCACTGTCCAGCCGCTGTGTTACTTCAAATAATTTACCATCCCTATCACCAGGACGATCATTTCCATATTCGGTTAATTTTATAATATCTCCGCTTTTGGGTTCTTGACCCGGTCCAAATACTGAATAGAAGCTGCTTATGGCAACTGTTGCTGTCATGTAGTCTTGAGCATCAAAACCAAATTGATTGATTGTAAGGTTATCCTCGTCCAATTTTATGCCCATTATGATTGATTTAGGTTCGGGCCAGTTTCTTGTAGGATCTTCTCCATATATATTGTCAGCACTTAATGTGTTATAAGGATTTTGCCAATAATTAACTTTTTGACCAAAAAGATCAATTTGTTCTCTTAATTGATTGCCTATAACCTCCCGTTCACATTCATTGTTTTCTTTGTCAGTAAAGCGTAAAACACTAGGAGTATATGTGAAAGGATATACTGATACACATCCTGGACCTAGATAACGATCAACGCTCATTAGCTCTCCAATACATATATATTATTTTGTTTTCTTATACTTACAGGTGATCTTCCCAGCTTGGTGGGTTTTTCGCCTAAAGTTATATTATAAAATGCGGCAATCTGCATGGCCCTAGGTTCACTCACAATCTTTCTACCTTTGGCTTTTTTAAGCATTCCTACTTCAGGAAATGTGTCCAAATTCTGGTGCATTTTAGGAACAGTTCTCACATGCTTACGTGTTCCTGGATCACGAATCACAGGTTTCATATGACGAGGATCTTTTGTTTTCTTTTGTTTACCCATCAGATCACTCATGAAAAGAGTATGCAAACCACTGTTCCATGTTTGTTCGGTGAATATTTTATCAAATGTTTCCACTTTTAAATCATTTAATTTATCCAGATACCCAGCGTCCCTTAATTTTTTAAAAACAAGATTTTCAATACAAAAATCAAAACCAATTTCGCTTTTCATGCATTCCCGACGCGATTCGCTCAGTTTGTTTTTAAGATTTTTTGCTCTTTTTAATATGCTTTTCAAAACAATACGACAATCATTTTTATTTTTTTCCTTGATAAGAAAATCTATTTCTTTTTTATAAAATTCATATTTTTTATTAACATTTTGTTCATCAATTTCCGGAGGGTTATAAACAGGTTCTTTGATCCATTTGTTTTTTAATATGCTATAAATGCTTTTTGTTTTATGAGGTTGGATGGAAGCATCTTCCACGAAAATTTCCACAGGATGGTTTTTTAGCTTTATATCATGTTTTAAACGCCATTTGTATGCTTCTCCATCAAATGCCATAAAAACCAATTTATCGTTTTTATTTGCTTTTTTAAAGTCTACTCTCAGATGCAAATCAATATCGCTGTTTTTTGTGTATGTGTAGTTGGTTATGCTTCCAGTTATTTGAATATCCTCTAAAGGGGCATTTGTTTGTAAATTATTGTAAAAATTCAAAGCTATATCCACAAGATTGTTTCGGACTTTTTTATCAAATCCTTTATCTGTCCAAAACTTTGAATTTAGATCTTTATGATATTCAAATGGCATATACTTATTTAGTCAAAAAAAAACCCCCGTCAGTTAAACGGGGGTTTTCTTTATAACTTTTTTTATCAGTTGGATTGGAAAAAGTCTTGATCACCTTTTCCGCCACCCTTAATCACTGAGGAAACGACGTTGGCTTTTCCTTTTGTGCTTGTGGGTGCTCCGCCCTTTACACCGCTACCGACCAGGGCGTGACCTTGTTCTTTTCCAGAACCATCAACAGGGTTGTTTACATCACCAATTCCACCCTTGCCAGTTTTGGCTAGGGTTGTGACTGTGCTAGCAACTTTGCTGCTTCCAGACGAAACTTTTGTGAGTTCTTGACCTTTTTTAGCATTAACAAGTGCATGGCCAATATCTTCAGCTTCGATTTCTTCTGTGGCAATCTCTTCATTATCTTCAGAAGACCATTCGCCGTCTTCATCAGAAGCGGATTCGCCTTCATCTTCACCTTCGGCTTCAGATTCATCAGGGATGAGATCCAAGCTTTGTAGCTTTTGCAGAAGCTCGATTGCTTTTGCGAGGTGCTCTTTAGGAGTCAACTCTGTTTCTTCACCAGTGGCGGCTGGGGCGACTTCAGCAGCGCCGGGTTGAGCACCAGTGATACCAAGTTCAACGTCGTCCTCGGACATCACGGCTTCATATAGTTTATCGAAGTTACTCATATAGATTATTTATTGTTATCCTTTCTATTTTTTGTATTTTTATTTACAAAACTGAAAAATTCTTCAAGTGCTTCTGTGTGGCCATTTACAGCAGCTACTGTAAGAAGATTAATAAAGTTATCTTTGCCCCATAGTGTTTTATATTCACAAAGGCGTTCATAAGCTTCATTTTTGTCTTCTTTTGTAAGCTCATCTGCAATAAGTGATACATTCTTATTATTAATGACACTTTCATTGGCAGAACTGAGTTCTTCCGGGTTAAAATAGTTATTTTTTCTAAATTTCTTTTCTTTTGGATCAATAGGTTCGGCCAATTGTTTCAAATCCGGACCGCTATCTTTATGTGCAAAATCTTTTAATTCAGGATCCAAATCAGGTTTTTTATCCTTTACAAGCTCCAAAGGTATTCCACCTTTTCCTGGTTTTGTACCAAATTTAGCTTTGGGATCCGCAAGCTTTTTGGTCTTTTTTTCTTCAATAACTGCTTGTTCTTGTTGGGCAGCATTTTCCAGAAGCATTTTATGATAAACTGCTCCTATATCAACCAATGTGTTTGCGTTACTTCTAGGCATACCGTATTTCTTAATATATTTACTCTTTTGATTCATACGTTAAGTATTTATATCACATGAAATCAAATGATAGGTATTTGGGCAATCCAAATTTACCCACTTCTCAGGCTGAGTTTGAATATACGCCAGAGATGATAAAGGAGATGGATAAGTGCAAAAATAATATTCAGCATTTTGCTGAAAATTATTTTTATATTATTAATTTGGATGTAGGAAGAATAAAGATCAAACTGCATCCTTATCAAAAAAGAATTTTAAGAAGTCTTCGAGACAATCGTTTTGTTTGTTTATTATCAAGTCGTCAGGCAGGAAAAACAACAGTCATGACCATTTATTGTCTTTGGCTTGCATGTTTTCAAAATGATCAACGTGTTCTTCTTGTGGCAAACAAAGAGGAAACAGCAAAAGAAATTTTTGCTCGTGTTCGTCTTGCTTATGAAAATCTTCCAAACTTTTTAAAACCAGGTGTGACTGAATATGGAAAAACCGCGATGGGTCTTGCCAACGGAAGCCGGATCAGCATCAGTACCACATCATCTGATGCAGGTCGAGGAAGTTCTGTGAATGTGTTGGTTATTGACGAGTTGGCTCACATTGATAACAGCATGGTGGAAACATTTTGGTCTGCAGTTTATCCGATTATTTCATCATCCAAACGAAGTAAAATTTTTGTGGCCAGCACTCCAAATGGAACAGGCAATCTGTTTTATCAATTATACACGGATGGTGAACAAGGAGTAAACAATTGGAAAACGGAAAGGGTGGATTGGTGGGAAGTTCCTGGTCGAGATGACAAATGGAAAGACAGCACAATACGAAGTTTAGGTAGTCGGGAACTTTTTGATCAGGAATTCGGAAATGAATTTCTTCAAGAGGGGGAATCTGCATTAAACGGAGAAGATTTTGAAAAATATAAAAGCGGATGTAGCGAACCTCTTTTCAAGTTTGATGATGGAAAATATAAGATTTGGGAACAACCTCATAAAAATGGAGTATATGTGGCAGGTGTGGATGTGGCAGAAGGTGTTGGTCAGGCCAGTAGTGTAGTTCAGATATTTGATTTGGCAGATCTATCTTCTATTCGTCAGGTTGCAGTTTTTCGTGATAATACTATTACTCCATACAATTTTACAATAAAGCTTTTAGAGATATTGAATCAATGGGGTAATCCCCCGCTGCTTATAGAGCGAAATAATTGTGGGGCACAGATAGCCGATTCTCTTTTTGAAAATTATAATTATGATCCAATGATCAGTTATAGTCATGGGAAAAATTTTGAAAAACCAGGAGTATTCACAAACACCAACACAAAATATCATGCAGTTATCAACATGCGATATTGGATCAATGAACTTAGATCAATTGTATTTCGAGATATTGTTACATTAAATGAATTGAAAATCTTTACCAGATATCCAAATGGTACATGGGCTGCACGAAAAGGAGCAAATAATTTTGATGATTGTGTCATGAGCATGGCCATGGCGCTTTTGATTTTAAATGATGAACTCGTTGAAAAATATTATGAAGTTATTTCTCGTGATTCAAACAATCGCCCCAGCAGCATCATTCCTTTCAAAAAAAATGAAAATATGACATATAAATTTGGGGGTAATGAAGACATGCTTCCAAACATGCCTATTATGTTTGGTTCTCAGGAACAGGATGAAAGAGATATAGAAATGGATTATTACGGAAAAGAAGGTTGGAAACTTCTTTAAATACTAATATGGCAGGTTTATACAATCAGGCGATGCTCAACAAGACACGTCGCGACAAATTTATTATGGTGGTAAATCCTCCTAATATTTTGCGTCCTTATTTGAATCAATATACCAGAAATAATGGTGAAGTTAATTTGGAAAGTTTTCAATTTTCTGTTTATGGAATTGTGGTTCCTACAATGAGTGTTCCTGAAGTGGAAACCAAATATGCTGGTCAAGTCATGAAAGTGACCAGTTATGCCCGTCCAAGCTATGGAAATGTTGCAGTTAATTTTACAGTGGATAATTTATACAATAATTATTGGTTTGTATATAGTTGGCTTAAAGCACTTAACGACAACAAAGCTAGTATTCCTAATGCTAGAAATCCCAACGATGATCCTAAATTAGACGATTATAGTACAACCATAACAGTTTATGGTTTGGATGAATATAATAATAACAAAATAAAGTTTGAATACTCAGGGGCAGTACCTGTTGAATTGGGAGGTATTAATTACAATTATAGGGATAGCAGTGAAGCCGAAAGTACATTCACCTTTAGTTTCTTTCAGTTTCAGGCTACTTTGATCTAAATAAAGGAAAAAAATATTCTCAAAAAATATAAATAATTTATATGCCTAAGCGTACAATTCAGAGTCCTGGTGTTGAAATTAACGAAATAGACCTTTCATTACGTCCAGTAATTAACGTTCCCACAACGGTTTTAATACCTGGGTATGCACCTCAAGGTCCTTTGGATGAAATTATCCAACCTTCAAGTCTTAGCGAATTTGAACAAATTTATGGCAAGCCCACAAATGCGGCTGAACGTTATTTTTATCACACTGTTAAGGCAATGTTCCAAAGCCAAGCAGAAGTGCTTGTCAGCCGTATGCCATATGGTAGCGGAAGCGGTGCAGGTTTCACAGATTCTTACTCTGCTCTTGTTTATCCTGTAACCAGTTATAATGGAGCATATGAAGGAACTGCTGCCACAGGTGGTACTGGTCTTTCTGGTGCAAACACATATTTCTTCGGTCAACCCACACAGATTGAATTGAATGCCACAGAATATCAAAGCATTCTTAATGGTGATGCATTCACAAGTTGGAAGAATGTACCCACACAATTCAGCTTTACTAGCACAGGTGCCAGCAAACTTACACAGTTGGCTAATGCAGGAATGATTGTTCTTAACAAAGCTCAAACCAGCATCAATCAAAAATATGAAGGATATTATGTAGGAGCGATTGATAACACTAATTTAAATCCTGCCACACAATTTGATGGTATCAGCCAAGTTCGTAGCGTTGATTCCAAAGCAGGATCCACATACAACTTCCTGAATGTTCCTCGTACTCGTTTGAACTTCCCATTGAGCGCAACACAGTTTGGTCTTGGAAACAGTGTTAGTGAAATAATGGAAAATATTCCTACTTTTGATATCAGCACACGCCAGTTTGACGATACAATCATTCTTGGTGTGTTCAAACTCCGCCAAAGCGTGTTTGCCCCAGACGTTATCAGTTTAGATTATCTATTGTCTGAAAGTTATGTGGGTTCATTTGATTATTTCCGCCAAATCAATAGCGAAAACGGTGGTCCGGCCAAAACATTCTTTATAGGATCTGTTGAAGATGATAGTCCTAATCTTTCATTGTTGATCAATCCTTTTATCAGCAATCGTAATACACAAACATGGTTGAATAGTGCAGGAAATCCCACCAAAAAGATTCGTATGTTGAATCCGAATCTTGCTATTCCTTACAATAGCGATGGGTTTGTTGACACAAATGCAACATATGAAACACGTGTGGGTGCTCCTAGCGCGGTTGTCAGTTGGTTGGCCAATAATGTAGCAAGTCCTCTTCGTCGAGGTGACGCTCTTTATAGCTTCGGTGCTTTCGATACAACAGTTGCAACTGCCAAATTGATCGGAAACGTACCAACAAAGCTGGAACGTGTGTTCACATTGCTTGAAAATCCTGATCTTTACAATCTTTCATTGTCATTGGAAGGTGGTCTTGGAACAATATTCTCAGCTGCTCGATATAATCTGAATGTTCTTAGCGGTGCAGATGTGTTCGATGACACTATTCCTCTTGATATGACTGGATTCTTCGTTACTAATAACGAAGGTCTTAATGGAAATGCTCTTGATATTCGCGAAAATTACAATACTGTGGCAAGCATATTCACAAACTTTGCCCAGAATGTTCGCAAAGATCATCTATTCATTGCTGATCCTCTTCGTAATATTCTTGTTCAAGGTGAAAATAGCAAAGTTATTGATGATCCTTCCAAGAACTTCAATCAACACATTTATTGGCCATTACGACACTTGTATAGCTTGCTGAACACAAGCTATGCATGTACATATGCCACCTTCCCTAGGGTATTTGATGATGGTCTAGGCAAACAAACATGGGTTCCTTTCTCAGGATTTGCAGGTGCTGCAATGGCAAATACTGACGATAACTTCCAACCTTGGTTCGCTCCTGCCGGATTTACTCGGGGCGTATTGCTTGGTGTGAATGATCTTCCGATCTATCCCACACAAAAACATCGTGATCAATTGTATAAGGTTAATTTGAATCCGGTTGCATTCTTCCCTGCTGAAGGATTTGTAATCTTCGGTCAAAAGACCTTGTTAAAGAAACCAAGCGCATTTGATCGTATCAATGTACGCCGATTGTTCTTGTATCTGGAAGTCGCGACAAGGAATACCATCAAGTTCTTCTTGTTCGAACCGAATACTCTGTTCACAAGAACGCAAGTAATAAACGTTCTTACACCGATATTCGAATTGGCCAAGAACACACAAGGTGTATATGACTA